GTGTCAGTCGCAGCCTTGAACTCCGTCGAAGACTCAGCGATACGCTCGCCACGACGACCCTTGAGCTTCGAGCCCAAAGTATTCGCAGCATGCTCACCGAGCGACTTCGCCTGCACGGTTTCCTGCACGTCTTCCACGACGACGGTTCCGCCGATAGCAGCAATCAGGGCATCGCCCTTCTGCTGACGTTCGATCGTCGCCTTCAGCTCGACAGCCTCAGCCGACTTCGCTTCGATGTCAACCATCTCAGCATCGGTGAACTCGCGACCCTCAGCCGCAGCCTTGATATCCAGCAGGCTCTTCTGAAGCGCCGCCAGCTTTTCCTTGAGAGTCATCTCAATTCCTTTCTTGCGCCCTAGAGCGCGTTCATGATTTGAATGAGTCCCAGATGCTTGACGGACGGGGTTACGGGAAGTTCCTTAGCTGTGACCGTTTCCGGTTCCTTAGCTGTGACCTCGCCTTGACCGCTGGCCTTGCTCTGTTCTTCGATAGATTCGGCAGCAGCGATTACCGCGCCGATTGTTTCCTGCGCAGAACGCAGGGAGTCAATGTGTTTCTGAGCGAGCACCCGGCCCGCTTTCGTGCCGCCCGCGAGTGCGTCAATGGCAGACTTCACAGCAACGACAGACGTATCCTGGTTGGCGCCGACCGGGACGAACGAAAACTCGTGGACGGCGAGCTTCCGTAGCTCGTTCGCCTTCCGTCCGTCCTCAAGTTGCACAGCGCCCTCTTCGAGCGTGTCGTAAGCGAAAGACAACTGATTGAGCCGCTTACCCTTCACGAGCTTGTAAACCTGCGGCCCCTTTGGTGAGTCAAGATCAAACATCCCCTTCACCCACCAGCCGTGATCGTCCTCGCCCATATCGACGGCACCAGCAACGAAATAATCAGGGTCATCCATTCGGTGACCGAACAAGCCAGGCAAAATGTTGCCCGACTCCTTCCACGCTTTGATCGTCTCCGCGAACGCACCCGGTGCAACGATGTCGCCGTATGAATCAGGCTCCTTCGTGAACGTCGACGGGTACACAAGAAACTCGCCCTCTTCGAGATCGTCGGCTGGACCCGCCTTGATGGAGACAGGAAGTATCTTCGTTTTCATGTCGGCTCCTTTCGCCGGTTAACGCAAGAAGGGCCACCCGCAGGTAGCCCTTCACAAACATTCAGATCAGCCGAACGCGACCTCGTGGCATCGGCACGTCAAAAGACCACCTCTACTTCACAAGAGCAACCCGCCACCCCGTCAGCGCCCAACACAGGATCGCCGGGCCACTTCGCGCCGTTCGAGAAGTTATCGTCAATGCTGACCGTTTCGCCGTTCATCGCAGCATGCTCAATGCGGGGGTTGCCAGACATCACAAGCCACGTCTTACGTGCAGCGCCCGACTGCTTCCCTGCCTCGATCGTTGCGAACGCAACGAACGTCGTTGCGAGCGTCACGCCCGCTGTGAGCGCACGAGAATCACGAGCAACATCGAACACATGCGCCGGATCAGTGACACCTTCCGGCCCGTCACCCTCGCGAATGGCCTTGATCTGATCCCGCGTAGTCGAGTTGATCGCGCTCGCACGCGACCCAGCGACCGCCGTCAAAAACGCGACAGTCTGCGCCTCGTCATAATCGTCACGCAAACCAGCATCCGCGAGCATCTGCCGAGCAGCAGCGGCCGTCACCGTGAGAGAGAGTTTCAAAAGGTCAGCCGAAAGCTCACCATCCCACCGTTCACCATCCCACCACGCATCAGCCTTCCGGCTCAACGCAGACAGAACAGCCGTCCGTTGCCGCTCAAAGAACCGTTCAAGCACCTTCGCCGCCAGCTCGTCATACGCCTCACTCTTGAGCGCCTTCAAACGAATCTCCGCACCCTTCACCATCGGAGTGCCCGACCGCACATTCTGCGAACCAGCATCACGCGGTGAAGCCTGCCCACCAATCAACACGTTCAACGGCGTCACAAGCACGTCACCACCATCAATAGACGGCAGATTCTGACGCGCACGCGCCTCATTCCGAGTCATCCACGGGGCACCAGTCGAAGACGACAAGACTTGCGCCTGCTCCTCGAAATCGCCCTGCAACTTCTCGGCAATGTTGAACTCAACGTACGCAGATGCGACCTTCGTCACACGAGGCACAAGGAACGCATTCAGCCGGTCCTCGATCATCGCGAGCATCGGCCCGAGCGTCTCCGAATACAGCATCTTGCGGAACTCTTTAGTATTCGAGAAGTTCGCGTTATCCAAAATGCCAACCATCACCGGGTTCACATGGAACACAGAGGCCACAGTCGAAAGCGCGACCTTCGAAACCTCAGCCCACTCCTCTTCACGGGCCGAGAAGCCGAGCTTCTTCAGCTCCATCCCATCCTCAAGAATCGGTGTGCCGCCGGCCTTCGCCCCGTCCATGCCCGTCCAGCGAGTCTTCCAATCCTGCGCGAACCGTTCACGCGCGGAATCAGACCAATTCGCACCACTCGGACGCGTCAAATACGCACCCACACGGCCACCGCGCTGCCAAATCTGCTGACGGTACGACCATGCCTGAACCTGCTCAGCAAGAACCTGCTTCAACGTCTCCACCGGTGGCGTCCCAAACTTCGGGCGACCAGGGTTCCAGCCATGGAAAACGATCATGTCGTCAGCGGCAATCTCGAGGCGTTGACCGCCAGGATTTTGCACCACGTACTTACCGACAGCAAATGCGGTCCCGCCACGATGCTCCACGATCCACGCAGGTGGAATCGGGCGAATCTCCCACCCGGACCTAGCAGCACTCGACCCAGAAACAACCCAGTAAGCAGCGTCATAAAGACCAAGATCAGACACCAACGTATTGATGAGCTCGTACCGCGTCATCTCAGGGTTCGGACGCGACAAAAGGTCAGACAGCGGATCACCAGACAGCCGCTTACGGTCCGTGTCCGACACCCGCTCATACCCGTGCAACCCCAAGTGCGCGACGTTGCGCGCAACAAACGACAACACCGTCCGCAAATGCGGCTGGGTCCGATACAACTCCTCCGGCGTCAACCCAAGAACCATCGACTGAAACGTCGGCCCAACCCAATCAACGGAGCGGTCGCCCCGCGGAGCCAATAGCGCTGCAAGCGCTTCACGAACACCCATGTGGACTCCTAATCAAGAACGAGCAACCCGCGCTCTTCATAGGCCGAGACGACGGCGGGAGCGGGGTTGGAAAGCAACGCGCCGATCGCGCCAATAACTGCGACGAGCGGTGCCGCATCCTGTGGAGAGTTCTTCCGGTCGATGACCCAACCGTCACCGATCGCTTTGATCACCGCAGTGACCGCAGCAACGTCGAGATTCGGTTGCTCGCCATGCGTGAACGGCAACGGAATGGTGTCGTCACGGTCATCAGCAACCGCAGCACGCACAAGGTCGTAGGCGAGCCCATGCCAACCCGCAAGATGCGCGCCCTCCCACTTGATGACCTCAAGCCCAGCGTCCTCAAACCCGTCAGCGAGCGACGAAACCGGAGCACCGCGCGTCTGCATCGTCACATAATCGGGCGAAACCCGACGAGCAGGATCAATCAGCCACGGCAACACCCAGTCAACACCAGGCCGCGACGCGACAATCTCGGCACGAACACGACCCTCCGTGTCCCAAAACGCCAGTGCAACATGCATCCACGTCCGGTCATGCGACATATCGACGCAATAAACGGCCTGCCGAGACGGGTCACGAGACACTTTCTCGACCGAAGTAGCCGCCCAAGAACCAGTAGGGAACGGGCCAGTGCCGGCAACGTTCACGAACTGGCACATCACCTCAGTGCGGAACACATGCTCAGGGTCAGAAGACGCCGCAGACGAGATCGCTCGCTCCGTGATCGTGTACCCCAGTGACGGGTTAGCCTCAGCCCACCCATCACGATCCCACACGCCCCGCCCTGGCGCAGACGACCACTCGAAGATGCCAAGAGAATCATCCGCCTCCACCGTTGCCGGCAGATCAACCATGCCCTCTTCACCATCAGGCCAACCAAGGGAACGATGCGCCAAAGACCGCAGGTGACGGAGAACGACCGAAGCAATATCGCCAGCATTCGACGCCGCCCAAATCTGAGCGTGCGGCCGGGCCATCGTCGTCTTCGTGACCGCGCCCCATGCTTCCCAATTCTGATGCTCACGCAACTCGTCAAGCAGAATCAGATCACCAGTCAGCCCACGTCCACCGCGGCGAGACGCCGCAGCAACCTTGTACCGCTCCCCCGAAGTCAGCTCAAGCGCCTTCTTGCCATTCGTCCTGTTGACGTGCTGCACCATGTCAGCAAGCTCAGGGATCGACTCAGCAAGCTCAACAGCCTCAGACCATTGCTCCTCAGCAATGTCGAGCGACTGCGCCGTCCCAATCACGAGAGGCGCGCCAATCACAAACATCACCCAGAGCGACAACGCCTGCATGAGCGTCGACTTACCATTCTGGCGAGCAACCAAGAGCACGACCGTACGAAACCGGAACGTGCCGTCCTCATTCAGCTCGAGCGCATGGATCGCCAACCACTTCTGCCAGGGCAGCAACGTCAACTCAAGAATGTCTTCCGTGAACTCGATGAACTCAAACCCACGCGAAGTTTCCGGCGTCAGGTCACGCAACGGTGCAGTGAAGACACGCGGCGTCTCGCTACCCAGTCGCCTTCCCGCCACGGAGCGCGGTGAGCTTTGCCTTTTTGTCACTCACGCCACCCCCAGCAAGACCAAGAGCCTTACGGCCAGACGGCGTCAGCCCAAGCTGATCACACGCCTTGAAATACGCAGAGATAGAAACGTTGTCATTCTGCGGGACAGTCGGCCGGCCACCAGACTCAGCAGCATCATCAAGCGCCCACCCCACAATCTGATCCCACGCATCAATCTTCCGAGCAAGCAGAATCAACGCAGCCTTCGGGCCATCATCCTTCTCACTCAAATGAGTCGCAGCAGCAAACGAAGCAAGCGTTTCATCAACAAGAGACATCCCGCCCCCTCACATGCGCGCGACCCCCACCAGATCATGCGGGGGGAGATAGATCAC